AGGATGAAAACCTTTTATCTCCAGTACAAAGTCACTCCACAGCCGAGCCACGAACAGTTTGGCCTGGTTGCAGGAGCTGATGCAGCATTTTGGATTGTCGAAAAGACGCCAGCACGCGCCGAACAAAAGGCGAAGCATTATCTGGATCGGCACCACTGGAACCTTTCAGAGACGGTGCAAGCGCCAGTCGAGACAACTCCCGAGCAGTATTTTCATCAGGACACACAAACATCAGAGCCGGTTCTCCAACAGGATGTCGGGTTTGCTCATTACTTAAAGGCTCAGGAGTTTGGTATAGCGTCATTTTTTATGGCCTGGTCGCGTGATGACAAAACATCCTTAAGAGTTTGTAACCGTTGTTAGATACATAAATATACGCATGGCGCGAACTTGTCAATAGTATTTTTCGCATGGAGCGTAATTTGACTAGGCATGAAGTAAAATTATTAAGGATTGCAGAGGCTTACGGCCTTGAAAAAAAACGGGGCTATGCTGGTAGAGTCGCCGATAAGCTGCAAACAACTTCAAGCACAGTCAGCGGATGGAAAAACAGAGGCGTACCAGATGAAATCCTGGCTCGGGTGGTGCGGGAAACCGGCGCCAGCTTTCACTATCTCGACGCAGGCGAAGGCGAGATTCGTCCACCACCGCAGACAGACCAGATAACAGTTCGTGAGTCACCAGGGGAATGGTCGGAAGAGCGCCTACACCTTCTTGATCTATGGGATGGCGCAGACCCAATCAGCAGAAAAAACGCATTAATGATACTGGAAAGTTCAGCCAAAGAGTCGCGGCAGCAAGACGGAGGGGGCTCAGACTTGGCGGAAGCAAACTCCGCATAGAAATGAGGCGGCTTGGCTGGCAGGGGATTGTTTGAAAGGGAGTAAAATGAAAAAACTAGCCATTATTTTTTTTGCTTTTATGTTAAGTGGCTTTTCCACACAAGCATTTGCAAAAGACCAACAGGCCTTAGAATCAAGACTTGGTTATCTAAAAGACATTCCAGAAGTAGCCTGGGTAAATTATAACAGCAACAACGTCTATATAGGTTTTAATAAACGACCGCAGGACCTTGCATCAATCGTTGGTGGAGCTGGTCTTTTTGGAAACCGCGCTTATGGTTTTGGCGTCCATGTTTGGGCGGTTCCTGCCGATAATAAAAACTGGAAAATTGGCGATCCATTTTACTGTGAAGCAACAGGACGATACGGAAAAGTGCAAGACAATGATTGCCGATAAAACCGAATAACATCCAGAAGAGGGGGAATTATGTTTGGTCTTGGTAATTTTGGAACGTTAGTTTTTTTCTTCGCAGCTATTCTTTTTGCTGTCATCGCTGTCCTTTCGCCGATATGGATTTATCTGACTTACACCCATACCCGCGCCTGTCACGACGAAATGTGTAAAGCCAATAAATGGCTGGAAAAGGTCGCTGCAGAAATAACTTCAAAAACCATCAACATGGGTAGGGTGGAATGAAGTTTATCCTTTATATCGGTGGCGTCTTGTTGGGAATATCCACAAGGAGTGTAAATTGAACACATCTTTTAACGATTATAATGGTGATATATTCCTATATTATGGCGATATCGTTCGCAGTGGCTATAAACAACTCTCGACAATTTATGAAAATAAAGTCGAAAAAAATAAGAAGGTTTGCTTGATACTTGTAACGTGTGGTGGCGATCCAGACGCAGCCTACCGGATGGCAAGGGCAACAAACCACCACTATGAACAGTTTGAAATACTCATTCCCGATATCTGCAAGTCGGCTGGCACTCTTCTATGTATCGGTGCACATAAACTAATATTTGGCGACCGTGGCGAACTTGGTCCACTTGATATCCAATTATCCAAACCAGATGAAATGTTTGAAAGCATGTCTGGCCTCGATATCATCCAGGCAATTAACGCGCTGGAAAACCAGCTTTTGCAATCCTTCCGGTCCTATTTGGTCGACATTCGTGGCGGAAGCCGCATAAAAACCAAAATGGCTGCAGAGATTGCGACGCAGTTAGCTGCAAGCTTAATTGAACCACTAGCGGCCCGCATTGATCCTGTTACCCTTGGAGAGCATCAACGTGCTATGCAGATAGCCTATGATTACGGGCTACGCTTGGATGAAATGGTGAAATCACTTAAAGAGGACTCTCTGGTCGATTTGGTTAGCAGCTATCCATCTCACGGTTTTGTCATTGACAGAAAAGAAGCAGCGACATTATTTAATAATGTTTCTGCACCGGATGAATTGACATGCGTGATTTACGAATGGGCCCGTGGTATACTTGATCACTACGCATACCCAAGCGAACCAATAATCATTGACGTTTTGGATTTCCTGAAAAACAACAGCAATATTCAGCAGGAGGCTGACAGTGAAAATAAAATTCCTGATGTCGAAGGCGCAGAGACAAAACGCCAAGGTATTAATGGAAAATCAGACGGCCCAGGCAAAGAAGATCAGCAAGATGATCGGGGCCAAAAAGATGGCGGAAGTGACGTCCAACATCTCAAATATGCCGCGGAAGCAGATCAGAAACCACTCGCAAATGGAGAATCCAGAAAAGCCCCCAGGAAGAAAGAATCTTCTCTGCGCAGCACAATAAAGAATACATCTCAAAAGTAATCCCCAACAAAGGCTCCATGTGCTTATCTGACCGGCAACGATCAGAAGCAATCATGGGGCCTTTTTTATAACGACCGCAAATTCCGTGAAGGCGCCAGCAAAATATCATCGCTAAGCAGCGGCCGGAGTGACTTCGATTAATGGCCCTACGCAAACACCCAAAGATAACCAACGCTTGGATCATCGACTGGTGGCCGGACGGACGACAGGGATCACGCCTGCAGCAGACCGTCTACGACTGCAGCGAGGTCCAGGCGCGGCTGATGGAGCAATCGCTGCGGCGCAAGGCGCGGCTGGCCAATCCCGTCAACCCGTTCCTGCGCGACGTGATCCCCAACTGGCTCGAATGGATGAGCCTGCACCGCAGCCCCAAGACCGTCGAGAGCATCGGCTGGGCGCTCAAGCAGCTGCTGCCCCACTTCGGCCATCTGCAGGTACCGCGCATCACCGAAGCCACCATCAACCAGTACCAGCACAAGCGCAAAGCCACGCCGCGCAGCTGCAATCTGGAAATCGATTACCTCAAGAGCCTGATCAGCTGGATGCACACCCGCCGCCTGTGCGAGCCGCTGCCGTTCAAAATCGAGCGCCTGGCCTACCATCGCCCATTGCCGCGCATCCCCTCGCCGACCGACTTCCAGCGCTGGATGGATCATGTCGAACCCGACGGCGCATGGGATCCCATCACCAAAACCCGCGCGCTCGGCCCGAAAAACGCCCTGCTGTGGATCATGGTCGGCGCCGGCCTACGCTACCAGGAAGCCGCCAGCCTGCACTGGCAGGATGTCGACATCGCCCAGGGCATCATCTATCTGCGCACCACCAAAGGCGGCAAGCCGCGGCTGGCACCGCTACCCGAACAGGCGAAGATCATTCTCGAACAACTGCTGACCACCCTGCCCGAACCACACACCGGTCTGATCGCCAAAAACCGCAAGGGCAACGCCTACGGTCACATGAAAAGCCTGTTCAAAACCGCCAGCGAACGCAGCGGCGTGCCGATCAAAGGCCCGCACACCCTACGCCACATCTGCGGCACCTACATGCTCAGCGCCACCGGCGATCTGCGCCTGGTGCAAACCGCCCTCGGCCATACCCAGGTACGCACCACCGAACTCTACACCCAAGTCGACATCGAGCGGATCCGCAGCGCCCAAACCAGCGTCCGTCTCCACGCAAGCAACCTGGCACAAAAAAAAGACCAGCCAGATTAACACCTTATCCGGCCAGCCCTATAGATGGCATTCAAGAGGTCGGCGGTTCGATCCCGCCTAGCTCCACCATAAAATCAAGAGGTTAGCGCAGTTTTGCTAACCTCTTTTTTATGCCTAAGTCTCTACAAGTCTCTACATTTTACGGTTTTGCCGTTAAATTCCCGATTCGCCCTCCGTCACATAGCGGATTTTGGTCGGTTCTTTGCCGTAGTTGTAGGCAACCCACGCCAAGCCCAGGTTGAAGATATGATAGAAGATTGAACCGTCCATCACCGCCTGCCAGATTTGCTCCGGCTGCAACCCCGGATAGACGGTCTGTGCGAAGATGTAGATTGCGCCGAGATTGCCTGCAAGGTTTTTCCAGTTCATCGTCATCTCCAAAAACAGGGCGGCTGTGACACCGCCCGTTGGGTTAGGGACAAGCCGTTTCGCTGGCATAAATCACGCCTGAATCGTAGACGCAGACATACGCCGATCCGCCTGTATAGGTCGAAGCGAGATCCGGCAAAGTGATCGTACCGTTAGAGCCAATAACCATACGGTTGCCGCGTGAGGCAAAGCTCGAACCTGTTGCGAGGGTTATGCCCATCGGGACAGCTCCTGCTGATGCCGCCCCGTCCTGCTTATAGAATAAAGACGCCCCTGACTGCGGGTCTGTTCCGTCATGACCATACCCGTGAAACGCTCCTATGCTGTCTCCGCTTTGCGTGGCTCCTCCGGCGCGGTCCTTGAAAAAATTAATGCTTGCTGCCGTAGCGGCATCGGAGGTTTGTTTAACCGTCAATCCCCTAGTGGCGTCTGTTGTCGATGAGGTCAGCGTGATGCCCCCTGCGGGCTCATCAAAAGTAAACGCATCACTTCCCGCGACGGTGCTTGCATCTGTCCAGTATGTGACCTGTCCGGTTACAGGGGTGCCGGAACTGCCAATCAAGGTCGCGTCTGTGACCACCGTATTTAACTCAGCCAGTGTGTCAATATCCGTCTGCGCCAGCCCCGACAAGCTGAAATCATCGATCAGATCAAATAACTCTTGTGCGCTGTCGTGGCTGGTGTCGTTGGCAAAGTTGCCATTAAAATTGGTGGTGGTGACGCTGACGTTTGAGGCCGGTTGCGCCGCCCCGGAGCAGGAGTCAAAGTTAAAGGTACCATCCGCCATAGCCGTGACACATTCCCCATCTGTCGGGGTGTCAGCGGAGTCAAGCATCGAGGTTTTTATAGAATCCGCCTGAATGTCGAGGTTGTAGCCGGTGCCGAACTCTACATCCCCCCCGGTGCCGAGCGTCTGTGACTTGAAGGATGAACCATCATGAACCAACATTTGCTTGAAGGTGCCCGCTGGCAGCCCGAAAGCTGTCCATGAGTAGGTCGAGGCGGCGGTTTGCTTGCAAACCTCATAGACGGAAGCGGTTTGGTCTGTGTACCATGTTCTACCTTTGGTGTATGAATCGCAAGTTGGCTTGTTCAGCGCAATCCCGCTAAAATCATTACTGGACGTGTTGTGTATGTATTTTTGGTACGTGGCTGTTTGGAGCTGCTTTCCCGCCAACTCTGTTTTCAGGTAGTTGCTGTTGAGGTACACAACAGGTTGACTTACTGCGTCAGTCCGTTCTTCCAAAAAATCATAACTGTTGGTCTGCCCGGCATCTCGCTGCTGGATGTGGTTGTTTTGCAGCGTCAAAAATGTACCGCCATAAGTGACCATCGCGTCATTAACGGTCAGGATAAAATTTTCCCTGAAGGCTCCGTCGTAGACGCTGCTGTGCATGTCGATGGCAGCAAGGCTATAATTATTGCCTGCGTTTACCCCAGATGGGATTGTGCCTGCCCAACGATCTTCGGTATAGAGGATGTTTCCACCAAAATTGAGTCCGTACGTGTCATTATCCCGATAGGCGCTGGTCAGGTGATGACGGAAGTTGACACAGGTATTGTCATCAATCGTGGTGCCTGAGCCGCTAACGGAGACGCAGTATCCTGTCGGGCTGGTGTTTTGCGAGGCAAACATATCTTGGCCGTGGTTGTTCCTGATTTCCCCGCCTGTGCCGTGATAGCCATACGCTATAGCCGAATATTGGTAGTTACCGTACACGCGGTTGTTAAGCATCTTGCCATTATTGACAAATGACATATAGATACCGTGGTTGCCGGAACTGTCGGTATCATGGGCCGTCATATCGATGATGAAGTTCTTGACCTTGGTATTTTCGAGAATGTCGTAAACCACGGCATTGTGCGCGGTGAAGCTGAATACCGGCGCACGGTCGAGATAGCCAGTGGTGCCGTCGATTTCCATCACTGTTGCCGTGATGCCATGATGGTAGTTGTAACTCGTAGACCAGTCGGTATCTGAATACAGGTTAATCAAATCACCTTCGGCCACCGTCACGCCTGCGGGAATGGTAAAGCTGTTATCCTGTGCCGTGATAGCGATAGACAGTCCGGTGTCGGAGTCTTTCTGCGTCGGAGTCACAGTAAGAAAGCCGCTGTCACCGTCGGTTACGACTGTTGCGCCACGTCCATCAAAAACGATGCCGCTTTTCGACAGCGTGAGGTTGGCTGTGGTATTGAATACTCCGCCCTCCGGCATAAGTACGGCCTGATTTGAGACCAAAGCCCCGAGCAGTGTAGCCATCGCGGTTTGATCGCTCAGGCTGTCACCAGAAACCAGACCGAACCATTGCGCATAAACAAGTGGCGTCGAACCTCCCGGTAAGGTGATTTCCCCCGCAGAGAACCCGCTAAGGATGGTTTGTTCTGGGGACAACAGCCCACCGGTAAATGTTATGTCATTAGTCCCTGAATCCGTCCACACCACCCCCGGCAAGAACTGCACTGGACATTCCAGTGTTGCCGTTTCCCCGGTGATGGTATCATCCACATCCGCATAGGCCAAAACCCCCTCGACACAGGCGGTATCGAAATCGGCAAAACTGGCGTAATCGGAATAGAGGATGATCTGCGTTGGCAGTCCGGTATTGTCAATGCCGTCCGCAAAGCCTGCGGGAATGCTGGTAATGTCCGTCCATGCCGGGACATAATCGTCCAGTGTGTCGAGTGCTTTTTGCACGTCAGTGTCCGTGCCGGAAAGCAGACCCGCAAAGCCGGTGGTCGTGGTCGCCACGTCGAGAGCGGTCTGATTGTCGGTGTTGACGGTATGCGTCAGGTCAGATATCTGCGCCTCGGTGATGGTTACTGCATCCGTCTGGCCTGCGCCGTGGGTTGCGGCATGGAGGGTTGGGGTCCTTGCGTCGGTCATGGTCGGGCCGACTTCCTGCAGCGCTGACTCTACATCCGTGCCAATAAAATAGGTGCCGGTGTCGGTGATCGGGACTTCTGCCGCCGTTTGATCGTCGGTCCCTGTACCGTCCTGAATGGCCGAGATATCAACCGAGTTGCCCCCCGTTATGCTGAGATTCGGAGAGGCAAAGCTGAGCGTCTGTGCATCCGTATTGTCCATATAACCAGAGAGGTCAACCGTCGTACCGTCGCCGGACAGTGAGAGCGTGTTGCCAGCAAGCGAGAGGTCCTGTATCTCATTGGTGACAGAGCCATCGACTTCAGTTGTTAAATAGGTCTCGCTGTGCGCGGTATTGTTGTGCGAGTTAGGAGCACGACTATCCGTCAGACGGGCGTCGCTGTCCAGTATCAGCGGGTCAAGTGCTGCTGCCCCGAGAGGAAAAGCCGCCTTCTGGTCATCGGTGACGTAGTTATCATCCGCACCAAGAGCCGCAGCGAAATCCGTCTCTGCATTGTCTGCGGCAGTACCTAAAGTCGGTTTGTTGAGGATTTGTGCATCGCCACTTATGGCGGTCCAGTCGGCATTGACGTTGATCTCCGCACCTGCGGCGATGCCGTCAAGCTTGGTTTTTTCCGCGTCTGTGTAGGCGTTGGTATCCAACTCTGACTCGTAAGCGAGCTTTATCTCCGCGCCGGTCTGGTCTGCCGTGGCCCCTGACTCAATGCCTGCGAGCTTGGTTTCTGCCGTATCTACACGGCCTTCAACCTCATCAACCGCCGCTTGGGTGTCCGTCGCGATCAGTCCACTGGCGGTGTTGCTGTAAGGCACTTCGGTGGCGGTCTGATCGTCAGTGCCTCCACCTGCACCACTCGCCACAGCAGTCACCCTCCCCTGCTGATCGACGGTCACATCGGCATTGGTGTAGGCCCCCGGAGTGACGGCGGTATCGGCAAGGTTGAGGGTCACGTCGCCTGTCAGACCACCACCGGAAAGCCCCGTGCCTGCGGTGACGCCGGTGATATCGCCCCCGCCAGCCTCAGCGATGTCGTTCATTGTGGCGAGGACGTTGGTGGCGCTTGGCAAAGCCGCGCCCTGAACCGCAGCGAGTTCGTCGGCGGTTAGTTCAATCTCGTTGGTGATGGAGCCATCCACCTCTGCAGTGAGATAGGTCTCCGAATGTGCTGAGTTGTTATGGCTAGAAGGTGCGAACGTTGCCGGTATAGCGGACAACGAGGTGTAGGCCCCATCGAAATCGTCGGTGGCGTTCTTGTCCCAGCCATCAAAAATGGTTTCGCTGCCGACGAGAACATCCTGCTTGCCACTGATGTCGACGATTGGGTGCAGGGCCGCTTTTTCCGCATCTGTGACGTAGTTGTCGTCAACACCCAAGGAAGGGGCAAAGCCTGTATGTCCTGCGCTGGCGTAGTCGAGGTTCGTCAGTTCCGCATGGTCGGTAGCGCCGCCGCTTGCGGACAGGCTTGAGAGGTCCACCGAGTTGCCACCACTGATGGTCAGGTTGGAGTTGGCAAAACTCAAGGTCTGGCTCTCAGACTCTAGATACACGCCGCTGTGGGCGTGACTGGTCAAGGCGAACAGGGTGCTGTAGTAGGTGGTCAGCACTGACTGCAGGATGTTGCGCGTGCCTGCGGGGGTCGCGAGCACGTACTCATCGGTGGCCCCGGGCGCGGTCAGGTTGTCAAACTGGTTGAGGATTACCTCGGCAGAGAAAGCCGGAGTTGTCAGCAGCATCAGCACACATAAAAGTCGAATCATCAGAAACTCCATGTCAGGCGGTTGCCGTCCTGGTCGGTGATGTAGTTGCCCTCTTGGTCAAGGATATAGCCGCCGGTTTCCAAAGGCACAACGGCAGGGAACACCGGCACAGTGATCGTGATCGCTTGCGGCCAGCGCATGGCCAGAGACGGCGGGAACACGACTGAGGCCGCTTGGGGTGGCCAGCTTACGACCATGCCGGGCCTCCTTGAGTAATCACAGCTTTGCCGTGGTTAAACTGCACCTCGCTGGTGAGTCCGGGTCGCAGCAGCAGGGTCACGCCAAGCTCCCTGCGCGGGGCGGTAAACAGTTCGGCAATATCAGCGCGGGCCAGAAACAGCTCAATGGTTTTCGCTGTGGCGCTAATCGTCACGGTTGGTGTAGCGACAGCGACGTTTGGGTTGGCTGGATCGTAGAGATAGCAGCGCCCGGTCCAGGTCGTCATGTCCTGCTGGGTGCGGATGTTGATCAGCACATACAGCGAGCCGTTGGAGGGGATGATTAAATCGATTGATTGGCCTAACATAGAGGCTCCTTATTCTGCAGTCGGTTCAAACCCGGCCACCGTCCGCGCAATTTTACGGTAGAGGTAGCGCGGGGCGTGGTCTTAGATTAACCAAGCAGGGCAAACTCACCAATAGTGACATAACCTGATCCGGCAAGCGCAGACATATAAAAACGATAGTATGTGTAAGATCCAGGTGAAGCGATTTTATACGTCGGAGACCATACGTTGGAAATTAGTCCAGACAATCCAGTAACTGTGTGGAGGTCAGTCCAATCTGTGCCGTTGTTGCTTCCCTGCAACTTGAAACTCGTTGGATAGTTTTGAGATTCCCCGCCGTTTCTAGTTTGGAATGTGAAGCCCCTTGCAATGACAGCGGAGGTAAACTGCATCTGTAACCATTCAGGCAGTACAGCAGGGCTTTGAGAAATATAACAACTTACCGAAGTGGTATTATCTTGCATAAAAGCATGCCACGGTGCGTAGGAACTGTTATATTCACTGTTTGATGAAATTATACATCCGGCTGGCGTTGTGTTGCTTGTCATTGCCGGAGTTAGAATAGTACCAGGCGTGGCTGTAAGTCCGTATTTGTCAGCAAAATAATCCACAATGCTTTGTAAATCCGTATCTGATAACGCTTGTCGATACGCAACAAATTCCGCTAAATACCCGTCTAAATAGCGTCCTGTTGATAAAGATAGTTTACTTTGCCCACCGATAACAGGAGGCCCAGAGCTGGTAGCTCTTGTGGGGCTTTCAACAATTTCCGAAGTGGTCATTTGGGACACTGTGGTCTTGTAGAACCCCTGGAGCATTCCATCGAGTAAAAGTTCAATTCTTGTCCCAAAAATTAGACGCCCGATAAGAATATGGAAACTGTCCGCTGCCGTTCCTGTTTGCACAGTTACTTGAGCCGACAAGGTCGCGTACATTTCTGGACTGTGGTTCTCGTAAATAAGGGACAGCGAATTATTGGCGGCATAACCGAAGTCAAACACATAGTCAAGATCAGACGTTGTTGCATTGCTCTCGACGACAGCAATGAGGGTAATCCCGCTTTTGGTGTTATCGGCGTAAAAATAATCACTGCCCGCGCTCAGAATATCACCCACACCATCAAACAAAACAGCGGGATGCCCGTTGATAACTCCCGTCTTAAACACAGGTGCATCTAAGGCTGTAAAGTCTCTACCTTCACCAGAAGCATCAGCCCAAACAGAAACAGGGTCATCGTCGGAGAGAACAAGGTCGCCTGCATTCAACCAAATACCAAGCTCCGATAAATCGGACGGCAGTACTGGACCACCCGTAAAAGGAAACCCGTTGCCACTTAGGATGCGTCCACGGAAACTAAGCGGCATGATGGCCTCCGAAATACCAGGATTCGTTAATGCGTTGGGCTTCAACAATGATCATGCCGCTACTGGTCACATCGGTCAAATCAACGGACGTTCCTGCAATAGTGATGGATGATGGAACGGCTCCAGTTAAAGACAGCAGCAACGTCAATGATGCCGCTTTACCTGTTGCCGGGGCGTTTGTAATGGTCAGTACCGCATCAACCCCATCACCAATCGTCACGATGTGAACGTTCGCTGCGGAATAGTCGATGCTCGCCGTGCCACCGGACGCATCTGCGGTTGCTTCGGTTTCGTAATAGCCTGTGAGTTCAGATGCGGTGCCACTGCCAGAACTGTACGCTTCCCAGCTTGAATCTTTGTAGATGTAGATCGCGTCCTCATCTTCAACGAAAGTCAGCCACCCTTTGCGCGGCTCGTAAGCTCGCCAGTCTGCGATATCATCATCATAGACGACAATCTGATTCTCAAGCCCTACCCAGGCATCGGTTGCCGTTGGGCCGACCAGATAACTATCTCCATCGGCAGGGGTTGCGGGAGGGGTTGAGGTGTCTTTATCCAGCACGGACAAGTGCATCCCGACCAGCCCGATCTTGAGCAGGTTTTCATCCATGCCGGTGTTCCAGCCGTTTTCGCCTAAGTCCCAGGTGTGCTTGATGCCGTTTCTCGGCTCCGTCTTTGCGGCCATTATGCTAATCCTCCGTAGGCGTTGCCGTAGGCTAGGCCGTACCCTGCCCGACCAACGCTATGATTGTGTGTTTGCCAACTGGTATATCCGCCCCGGACGGCTTCGACCTCGAAGCGCAACAGGTTATAGGGACCGCCGTCGGTTGTCTCCATGGCTGCCGTATAAGTCCAGGCCGTTCCGATTTCACCGGTCACAGTGCGCAACAAAACGTCTGCATCGGAATAGATACGGATGGTGTAGGTGGTTCCAGATTCAGGGCCGATGTTTGTGTCGGTGAAATCGTAAAACGTGCCGCTGGTCTGCTGCAGTCGATCCCGGTGCGCCCAGGTCAAGACAATGTCACCGATCAGGCTGTCGGGGAAATACGCGGCATTGAACTTTAGATTGCCAGGGGGGAATGGTCGGATCGCTCTTGATGCAAACGTCAGCGGCTGAGCAACGGCGTCTGCAATAGCAATCTCGCCGGTATCGTTTTTCGCCAGCAGCTTGACATTGATGGCTTCACTGGCGACATAACCAACGCCATCGCCGGTCCCGAAGTAATCCCAAAAAAACACAACGGCATCAGTCAGATGGTTTTGCGGTACCGTATCGAGAACCCCGCGACCGACTGTGAGTTCTGTTGTCGTGACGGTGTCGATTCGGACCAACTCATCACCGATCTGCGCGTGACTGCCGACGGTGATGTTCGAGAGGTCAAGGCCTGACTTAATCGCTATCGTCGTGTCTGTTTTGCCAATATCGGCAGACAGGAGAGCTGTCGGGCAGAAATCAACAACCGTGGCCGACTCTTCATACCCGGCACCGCTATCGACATAAAGGGCAGCATTGAGTGCGTAGGCAGGCTTTCCAGATGTTGCCATGAATACCCCACCGTCAGGTTCCAAGGCGAGTTCACCGTCAACCGTGGACTGTCCGTTTTGCTGGACTGCCTCATAATAAGGGGCCTCTACCAGAATGCGGTTAGTTGTGTTTGCCGGAGCCTGGTTGGTGTCTGTGAATGTCTCAATCGGGGTGCTGTAGAGATCGCTGGCGTCAGTGAGTGAGAAGATGTCCTGAATACACGATAGTTTGACCTGGTTGCTTCTGCCGTCGCCAAAACTCATCCCGGTGATGCGCATCAGGATGTAGCCCGCGTGCAGGTCGGTCCATCCGAACTTAAACACAGCGCCAATATTTAAAGAAGCCGCCTTGCGGGTCGCATATATCGTGCAAGACAAAGGCGGGTTTGACAAGGATGCCAGATCACGGCTGGCCACACGTTTGGCAAGAGACAGGTTGGAAATGCCGGGGTATTCAAGTTTTTGACCAATCACCCCGCCCTGTGCTTGAATGAGGGCAATGTCCTGATCTGCCACCGTCGCATTCTCAGCAGTTTCCCAGTCCTCGTAAACTACCGTGACCGAGTTTGTTAACTCGTCAATCGAAGGTCGGCGATAATCCTCAACACTGATAATGTCATCATCGCCGAGCGTAATTAAATCATCCTCGATATAGTCGTCACGGATGAGCTTTAAAACAAATTTGCCCGTCGTTCTGTCGATGTACAGTGTCGCATCGATGTGACGCACAACCTCGCCGATGAACTCCTCAAGAGAAATACTTTTATCCCAGAGCATGGAGAGGCCGAAGCCCTCGTCCCACAACTGGTCGGCAGCAGCAGTAAACGACGTGTCATCAACATCTGTGCTTAAGTAACCTAATCCCCAGCGACGATCCACCAGGCACTCGCGGATGATATGCGCCGGGTTCATATCGGAATATCCTGAATAACCCCCAAGTTCTATATAAAAGAACGTCCAGTCCCCAGTTGGGCCATAATTAGCAGACTCATCCAGACAGTACACATGAATAGTATGCTCTCCCGCAGCCCCCATCCCAGCAGGAACAGAGATGGTAGAATCTGGATAATCTGTTATTTGGGCGTTGGTAGGGTTTATAGATCCAACATAAACCCCATCCCAATATACATAACAAGCGTTTTCAACGACTATGTACAATTCCAGTAGGTTGAAACTTTCCTCTAAGGTTATTGTTTTCCGTAACCAAAGGGCGCTGTTGTGGGGCCAATGTGTAGCTATAGGGTAGGGCGCTCTTGCGTGCGGAGGAGTCAGTGTATTGCCGAATGGGCCTGGACTTTCCGCATTCCATCCGGTAGTGGGAATAGCAAAACTAGCAGGATCGGCGACAGCAGAAACCTCACCAGGTAGAATTTGATATTCATAACTTGTGTTATAGGCTAATCCAATACTACTAATATTTTGCCTAATTGGCGCTCTTGCGGCATACCACTGCTCTCCACCATCAGATGTTTTTAGTATACGCTGCACTTTAAACGACCACGGCTTGATGTATGGATTGTTGCCGAGATAGGGACGGCGCAGCACCACGGAGGTCACGCCACGGAAAGCAGGAACACCCACGGCGTCAGCGTCTGTGGTCCATGTTCCTGCAGGGTCAAGCGCCCCTGCGGCAATGAGCATTTGTCCGATCAATGAGTCGGTTGGGACCACTGCGGCGGTCTGGCTGCCACCAACCTTGGCAATCAGGTAATCGTTTTGCGCCTGGGTCGGGCCACCCCAGAGAATGTCAACATCGCCGACGACCCCACCCTCGCCATCATCACCACCGAACAGGGACGGCTTGTCTATGGTAACCCGGTCTTCTGCCACCCCTTCCCACGCGGATTTATCCCCGATGAGAATTTCGCGGATGGTGTCGACAGGTCCGTGACACAGGACCATGTGCATACCGAGATAGTAGCGGTAACCGACGGTCTGTTTTTTACTGCCTCCGCCCATAGGCTACCTCCACAACCCGCAGCGCCATCGCGTCTCCGGTTTCGATAAGTTTTTGGGCATCGATGCCATTGGCAAGAAAGTCCTTCCAGTCGAGGTCGTGCTTGATGAAAAAATCCCGCGCCCCGCCTGAGCACATTTTGGCTGCTCTTATGTCGGCCATGGTGCATTTGATATCGGTCATTTGCCCCCCGACTTCTTGCGGATCGCACTGGTGGCCTTGTCGCCATACCAGACGACGTTCGGTCCTTTGATTTCGCGGCTACCAAACAGCACCGGAATCTCGCGGCCCTCTTCGGCGGTCGGCGCTTTGATCTCGCCGATCGACGGTTTTGATGTTTGCGGTTTTGGCGCCAGGGCATAAGAAACGACCAGAGCCACAACGAACGCTGCCAGATACCACCACATCAGATTGCTCCTACAAACGGGTTGCGGCTGGGAATCCAGGGGAAGCCGCCGAAATTATTCAAGTTGTTAAAGACAAAATGACAGATCATGCGAGTACGGTTGCAGCCAGGGTAAAGCGAGATAACATCATCGGCGGCGGCATCGAAGAAGGCCCGCGAGATGGTGATCTCTGAGCCGACGTGACTCTTGATGTAGCGCAGTACACCGTTGTGCAGAACCATGCCTCCCGCATACCAGCCGCTTGTTGCCAGGGAAACATCTTCCACATCGTCAATCGCGACGGTTAACACAGACCCGTCTACCGTCAGGATGGTCCCCGGTACCGCAAAGTCAGCCTTGTCCAGTGTGCAGCCGTCACCGTAGAGTGCATGGCGGCAGTTTTTCTGATAGAGCGCCCGCAGTCCCGGCCGTCTCAGGCTGGTGAAGATCGATTCGCATTCGATTGTGATCGTCTGCTCAGAGTTCGAGACGCCAGCCATTCGGCCTTTCCAGTAGGTCACGGCGTCTGCCGAGTCGCGGTGCTTCCTGAAGATCGTAATGGAAATCAGGTTGTCCGGAACGTAGGTCAGCAACGCCAGCGCCAATTCGTCGTCTCTTGGCAAAGATAGCTTGATCGGGTCTTTCGCCAGTTCGCTCGATTGCGTCACTTCGGAGTGGCTGATGGGTGACGGCTCCCACTCAAACGTGTTGAAAACGATAACGTCTGGGGAACTGTTCATCCTGGTCGTAACTGCACCGTTGACGATCTCATAGAAGAAAACCGGCTTGCCGTCCTGTATGGATATTTCGTCTACGGCATAGGTCATGGTACCGGCACCTCAATACAGGGAATCGAGACGTTACTGACATCACCACCCAGGTGTCGGATCTCCACCCGGTCAGCATCAAACCGGGAGCAGCGCAAGAAGCTGATCCGGTCGACCTCGGCCACGCTCAGAGCGGTGCCGAGCGCGCCGGCCAGGGTTAAACTGAGTGTGGGTAAACCACCGACCAGGCTGCCGGCAGCGGCATTGGTCACCTGCACGTAATAATGGACGGCGGCGCTTGTGGTGATGTCGATATCAAACGCCGTCATGCCTAGATCGGCAACGCCTGGCGGGGTGAAAATCGTGATGGCGGTATCCGTTGCGCCGATGTTGACGGCCAGGTCGAGATCTTCCGCCCAGGAGGAGGCCCAGAATGCTTTTTGCTTGCCCTTGCGGCTATGCAGCCACTTCCTGAACACGATCAGGCTGGCGCGATCGTCGAGCTCCCAGCTCAAGATGAACTTGTCATCCGGATAACTTCGGCCGCGCACCACGCTCGGAGTGCCTAAATCGTTATCGAGAACATCGTGTGGCCAGATCACGGATTCGCTCAGAGATCCGCGATTGGAGAGCGGCCGGTCCGGCACGATGTCGTGCCCCCGATATTGCGGATAACTGGAGGCACCAAGATCGACGTTGGCGGTGATCTCCATTTCCACGCCGCCGCTGGCGAGGTCGTTGGTCATGCGACGGATGGTCAAGCCTCTCGGGCAAAGCGCCGGGACCAAGGGATAGATGGTGGCCTTAATCATCACGCTGGAGACTTGCACCGCGACGATGCCGTTGGCGTCAAACGACTGGATCTCGATCTCCTGATATTGGAGCGGCGATTGCCACACGATCATCTTGCCGCCCACGGCCAGGCCCAGGTCTGCCGTGGGAAACGCGATCGCAACGCCCATGCCCAGGGTGACGTTTTCCACATCGTTGCCCAGTGTCCAGTCCGGCACCAGAAAAGACTCGGCCTGACGCATCAGGATCCGGGCGTTTGAATAGGCCTTGCTGCTGAAAAAATGTTCCAGCGAATACGTGCGGCGGGGAGCGTCGCGCAATGCGATGCGCTGTTCGGCCGAGCGGGCCCGCAGCACGTCGGTCTTCCATTCCAGGGTTTCGATAAAGTCTGTCTCGGGCTTGAAGGGCCAGATCACATTCTCAGCCATGGTTAACCCACCGCCTGCTTGATAATGCTCGGGTTGCGGCGGATGACGTTCATGATCTTGCGCTCGCCGGCGTCGCTGCCGAGATAATCGCCGACCACCCCGACATCAAACGCATTGATAATCCGGATGTTCTGCGGAGCCTGGGCGGTCGGTTGCTGCTGGCTGGCTTTCACATCGTCCAGTGTGCGGTCGAGCTTGGCTGATGTCTTCTCAGTAGTGACGCGCTCGCCTTTGTCTAGAAACCATGTGCCGGCTTTAGGAACGGAGTCGAGGCCATCGTGGGCCATGCCGGCCAGCATCAACGAAGACACGGTCAGCGCCATCGGCTGGGTCGCGGCAATCGCGGCAGCGGCAGCGGCCGGGGCCGCCGCTGGGCCGACAATCGGAATCGCGGCGGTCGAGGAAAAGGCGTTCAGACCGGCCATTGCCGACATTGCCTGGGCGTTGGCAGTCATGGTCGCAGCAGCGGATAACTGCGCGGTGGTGTCAGCGGTCTTCCTGACCATTTGCAACACCAGCCATTGCGCGGCCATCTGACCTATGGCGTTGACCATGGAGCGCGCCATACCCTGGGCCAGCATACCCACAGCGTCCTGCACCGAGGTGGCGTCAAAGATCATCTTCTCGAAGGCGCTGCCCATGTTGGCGCTGAAGTTTTCCGCGACGTTGGCTGTGAGCTGGTCGAAGTCGGTAAAGCTTTGTTCGGCCGAAGCCAGCCAGTTTTCCCAGAAGCCGCCGCCCATATCGACGCCGAGGACGCTATCGGCGAAATTCTGATACGCCTGGCCGTGCTGCGCCAGGCTCAGATCGCCGCGCGCCAGGGCTTCGTCGAGCTCCTTGCGATAATTCTGGATTTTCTCAGTGGGCGTTTCCAGCGACTCGATAACGGTCTGCGCCCAGCCGAGCTGACTGATACGGATGGCTTCGAGAGACGCCCTGAGTTTTTCTGCTTCCTGAGACTGTGCGCTCATCGCCTCAATGCGGGCGCGGAAGTTCTCCCCGGCCAATTTGTCAGCAGCTTCGGCGGCTTTGCGGATGGCCTCTTCATCGATACCCACAGGAACGACAGGGTCGGGAGCCGGTGTCTGAATGGCCCCGCCCAACTGCCGCGGCTTATCGTTCACCAGAAACTGCCGCTTGAGCCGGATAACGTTCTTTTCAGCCAGCAACAACTGCGCATTGAGTTGTTCCAGAACCTTCGGCTGCGACGGCGAGGACGGGCTTTCCAGTTGCGTTATCGCGCTTCTGAGATTATCGACTTCAGATTGTGCGGTCTTGAGTTGCTCCTGCCAGCTTTCGATATCGCTCTGGAATCCGGTCCCCAAACCCACTTCCCCGAGCGAGGTCAGGTTGATGAGAAACTCGGTCAACGGGGGCAGGACTTTAATCAAGTTCTGCGTGAGCTGGTCAATCTGTGGTGCCAGTTCAATAACGGCTGCAGTCAGGCGAACATTGAGAGCCGTGGCCAGGGCAGAGAGTTGATCTTTTGCGCCTTCGGCCCCCTTAAGGAGATCGTCATCAAGAACAATGCCGAGGTCGCGGGCTTTCTTGCGCCAATCGTCAATGCCTTTGCCGCCGTCTTTGAGGGCGTTCGCCATGTCGACGCCAGCGGTGCGGCCGAAGCCAGCCGCCGCCAACGCGGCGCGGTCGGCATCGTTCTTTACGTTTCCCAGGGCTTTCAGGTAAATGTTGAGCGCGGCCTCGTTGGAGCCGACGCTGGTGATGTTGTCGAGCAGCGCCTTGTCGTATCTGCCAAGAATCGTGGTCAGGGTACCGGCACCCAGCCGTGCTTCGCCGAGTTGCTTGGTAAAGGTTTTTAGCCCTTTGGCAACCGCTTCCTGGGTAATGTCAAACTTATCAAGCGCAAACACGAGCTCTTGATACGTGCCTGAGGCGATGTTCGCTTGTGCGGATTGCTTGGCGATGGCGTCGGCGGTATCCAGCGAGCGCTTGGTGATTGCGACAAAAGCCCCCGCAGACATGGCAATGCCGAGCGCCCCAGCGGCCCGCTGCAAACCGCTCATGCCGGCGCCCAACCGGCGCATCGAGCCTTCCGCGCTGCGCGAGTCGCCTTTAATGATCATTTCGACGATTTTGCGGGTGTTAGCTGCCATTGCGATAGACCTTGTCGAGTGCCTGAATCAGGCGGATGAAGGTTTCCGGCTCGGCCTCCGGAAACATCTCCAGGTAAGCCTTGATCTCGCTGATCGGGATGGCGGCCATTCCGGAAAACCCAGGCGGGCGTGATCCCGACAACCTTAAAAACCCTTCCCAGTAACCGCGCAGCTCATCCCGAAAGACGGGCCGGTTACGCAGGGCCGGTGGATCGGCCCCTTCTGCTTTAAGCTGGTAGAGCCATTCGACCTTGTCGCCCCACTTCATCTCCCAGCGGAGCGACTCGATCAGTTTTTTTCGGCGGCCTTGATTTGCTCGGCGCGAAACAGAGCGAGATTCTGCGCGGCCAGGGCGATGCGTTCGGCAAAGATGTGCAGTTGCGGATCGCCGACCAGCTCAAGGGCCGCTTCGGCTGAAAACGCCAGCGGCTGGTCCTGCTCGTCGGTGATCCCCTGCCAGTCGAGCAGCAGGCCGAAGGCCATGGCCTCTTCCAGAGCAACGCTCAACTCTTCTGTATTTAAAGCGCCCGGCGTGCCGCGTTGATCAGCCTGCTTCTGCAGCGCCGCGCGCAGGGCGGTTTTGTAGCGGCGCGATTCGCTCGACGCATGCTTGACGCGGATGCCCGCGCAGATATTGGACCAGACCCCCTCTTCCGAGAGGATCGGGTCGACACCTAGTATTTGATGCAGGTTGGTCTTCATGTCAAAAATCCTTAAGCCGCGAAGCGGTCGATCTGGATAGTGCAGGCGGTGGTCGCGTCGAGCAGCGCCTGGTAGTTCTGCGGCAGCATGACATCCTGGTTATTGCCGGGGGTCTGCGGATCGCCGCTGGAAAACTTGACTTTCGGCAGGGTGACGATATAGGCGTTGCCGGCGGCATCGACGACGCGGAAATCAATGCTGCTGGCGGTGTTGTTCAGGTACTTGTTGTACATGGTCTCATCCTCGAAATAGACTTCGAGAGAGCCGGTGACGTTGCACTGCCCGCCGGAGATGCCGACGTTGCCCAGCGCGCCGATGGCTTTTTTGCCGCGCAGGTTGTTGTCGAGGCTGATGGCCAGCGAGCGGGCATAGGTGCCGGAAAGCGCGGCGCCGTTTTCGCGGATGGTGGCGACGTTGGTGACGGCGTTCATGACATCGGTGGTGGTGGCCGGGTTGGCCGCGCCGGTGCCGACCGAAGCGTCACCCATGGCGGTGGCCGACTTGCCCTGAAAACCGATGGTGCCGGTGAGGATCTCGCTGGCGGCCAGGTTGAGCGCCAGAGTGGCCGGCAGCATGCCGGTGAACGCCAGATACTTTCCGATATCGGCAAACTTCTTTTCCAGCACGAAGCTGGTCTTGGTGCTGCCGTTGCGGATCATCGAGCCGCTCATGGTGATGGCGTCACCGGCGATCTCGTCGACCAGCACGCCGCCGGAGACCACCAGTTTGCCTGCAGCCACCGAGACCACTTTGAAAAAGCCGTTGTTGGCGGCGGTGGTAAACCCGGCGACCTTGAGCCACTGGCCGACGCTGATGTTCTCGACGGTAAAATCCTCGCCGACGGTGTTGAACGAGTTGTCGACGCTGGCGGCGGAGATGTCGCTGGCGGCCACGGCCACGGTGGTGGACCAGGCGGCGGCCATCAGCACGGCGGCGAGCAACTCGTCGTAGGTGCCGTAAGACAACTCGAAGTTGATGTCACCACCCGGTTCGGCGTCGGTCTGGATCAGGTCGCTGATCTGGCGATCGCTGCGGATCTCGTTGCTGGTGATGGTGGCGATGTTGAAGCCGAGGGTTTCCGAGGTCATACGCAGGGCGGTGAGGGCGTCTTCCGGAATAACGCCCCAGTTGGCTTCCTTGAGGGCATAAAGTTGAACCTGGCTGCTGTCGGACATGGCGATCTCCTTTTAGAGGCTGTATGGCAGAGTGCGATAATGCGCGATAAAGTTCACGGTGGCCACGGCCAGGCGTTTGTTCTCACGGGCCACTTCAATATCATGTCCAGTCAAACGCAGGCGATGCAGCAGCCCGGACAGGGTATAATTGCTGCCCAGGGCCTTGACCACATCGAGGGCGGCGGCATCCACGATCTCCGGTGAACTGTCACCGGCCATGGCGACGGTGATGGTGAGCGGCAGCAGATGTTCAAGCCGACCGATCTCAGCATCGCCGCCGGTCTCGGTAAAGCCATGGTCCACGTTGATTGCCGGCAGCTCGGCATCACCGAGCGGCGTATCGCGTTTTACGTCAACCGTGCCCGGGGTGAACGTGTAGACATGCGCCACGCCGTTAACCGTGACCGTGCCGCCGGTGGCTATGGCACGCAGCAGGGTTTCTGCGGCATCAACAATTTGCTGGCGGACTGAACTCAAAAGCGGCCTCCATATTTGGCCTGTAAACAACGTTCTGCTTAGGGCGCGGTGTAAACCATGCGCTGATTATCCGGGTGAGCACTGGCCTTGCCACCGATTCTGACCCCCTGGTAAACCCACCAGGCGCGAAGCTTAAACATGCCGGCGGCGATGCACACCTCCTGCAGCAGACGATCGGCGGCGTCTTTCCAGCTACGGTCAAGCTTCCCCGTGCGCATGAGCTGATAAAGCGCGTCGTGAAACAGCGAGCCGCGCATAAAACTTTTAGTGTCGATAGTGGGTCCGCTCGGTCCATCCCAGGCGTAGCCGTAGCTGATCAGCAGCTCGCCTCTGGGGGTCAGGATGATGTATTCGGTGACAATCGGCAGCGGCGGGTGGATGCGCGTCTGCACCTTAACGCCGTGATCCGCCAGCTGATACTTGTAATTGCCTTTGGTGTAGCGGATGACCTTCATCACGATATCCAGCTCCAAATGTTTATTCAACGACGATACTTCCATCAGGATCGCGCAGAACCTTGACGCTTTTGCCGGGACGAGCATATCTAGCATCGTCAACCTGGTAGCTCCACCCATCTTCAAAGTGGATGGTCGTTGTGTTCTTGTCGCTCACCTCAACTCGCTCCACCGTCCCTTCATGTAACGTTTCGTAACCAAGCATGATGTTTGCTACGTCGATGAATTCAGCACATCCAGACAGCAGGATGCAGATGATTACGGCCAACATCAGTTGCTTCATTTCAACGCTCCTTTTTCATCTTCGATCATGTCAACCTCAAATCTCGCAAAGCTCCATTACGGAGTTGATATTAATGCTCCCAAGCTTTTTTGCTAACTCTGGCCAAGGTGATCCTCCCAGACACGGGTCAACCAGCCGCGCAAGTTCACGCGCTGGCCCGGGTCACGTTCGACTAAAGTGTGATAGTGCATATACTGCTGGCCGTTGAGCGACTTGAGCAGGTGCGTGTCGCCAAAGTTCGCGATCTGCACCAGGGTCTTGGCCACGGTCTTGGCGCCGATCACGCCGTCTTCGGCAAGAATGTCCTGGTCGGCAAACAGGTTGACGGCCCGCTGCAGCCAGCGCGCGGCGGTGGTTTTGCCGCAGTTGACGCCGGAGTCGAACAGCTCGCAGGCGATGCGCACCGGAAATTTGTCGCAGCGCAGCTTGTCCCAGTATTCGACCCGGTAAAAGTTTTTCACCTGGCCCATCAGAAACGGGATCTTGGTCAGTTGACTGGGCTGGCCGCCGCGCTGCAGATGGCCATCGACCATGGCCCAGCCGGGCCACTCGGGATGATGCACCCGCGAGATGCCGCAGAAGGTTTCCCCGCCGCGGTCGCTCTTGCGCTTGCTGTGGCCGCCCTCGATGATCAGCAGCTGGTCGTAGGCGCGGTCAAACATAAGCGGCTCCATTGCGGTTGGCTAAATCCTGCAAAGTCTTCTCGTCGACGCCGGCGCGCACGGCAAGCACCAGCACGATGCCGCGCAACATGTCGATGCTTTGACCCAACTGCCGCAGGCTCTCGCGCAGATCCGTGTCGGTGGTGCTGGCAGCACCCTTGAGGTCGTTTTTGCACTCGCGACAATGCTCGGCGGTGATGTACTCGGTCTCGACCGTCCGTTTAAACAGCCTGGCCGTGGACAGCCGGATGAACTCGTAGGCAACCAGCAAGATAACGGCCGACATGGCAGTGTGAGCGGCGGGGAGCTGGTCGATCACGTTTAAACCTCCGTCAATTCGAGCAGGGTTAAGCCCCAGCCATCCGGGCGCGGCGAAACAATCAGGTACGCGGTTTCGGAATCATTTACCGGATTGGTGATGATTATTCTGGTCACCATGTTCTCGATGTGGACGTCAGCCAGGTCAGTGCTGATCGCCGTGGCCATCAGGGTGAGGCCGTCGAAGGTCTCTCCGCCGAGATCGATCACCTGGTGCGCAGAGTCAAACAGCACGCCGTTGGCCAAAGCCTCTAAACCAATGCGCGCGGGCACCGCGAGATCGGCAAAAATTGTGACGTGGTCGGTTGCGAGTTGGTCATCGAGAAGCATGGGGTCTCCGTGAGTTTCTGCTGCTTGAGAATAGCGGCCAACGCCGTGTTGGCCGCTATGGTTCAAACATCGGAAAAACCCGTTATCAGGTCCGCTTGCCTTTGAACAAGGCCTTGGGCCGAGTGCACAGCGGCAGCGGGTTGGATTGCGCTTCGAGATCAACGAACTTGTTGAAGCGCTCGTCGGTCGCCTGCTTCATGTATTTCGGCAGGCCGATGGTGTTGACGGTTTCCATGTAGTTGGCCGGGCCGTAGTAGAGCTTGAACAGGCCAGGCACGCCAACCGGGAAGATGTGGCATTTGTCGGTGTGAATAAAATCAACGCCGCCGATGCTGCCGCGATACTCTTCCCAGACGATCCCGCCAAACTGGAAGCGTTCAGCATAGTAGCCGCTACGCAGTTGACCAGCTTCCTGCTGCTGCAGGTAGCTGGCGCGCACCTCGGGATGCGCGATCAGATCATCGAAGAAGGCTGCACCACAGAAACAATGGGCAGAACGCACCGTGGCCGCACCCAGATTGACAGACATCGCGCGCAGAACAGCGGCGCATGCTTTACGCAGCGCACCAGCGGCCGGGTTGGCGTTGTCAAGATCAAAATCGACCTCATTAGCCTGGCTGACGCCAAACTCGGTGAACAGGTTGTAGATGGTGGTGCTGCCGTCGGCATCGAGGATGATGCCTTTGATCGCCCCGAGCGCCAGGTGATCGAGGGTGGCGTCGAGGCTCTGGCTCATGGTGACCATGCGGTTGTTAACGACGTTCTGCACGCCTTCGAGTTCGTTCTCGCTGCCGAAGGCGCGCACGTTCTGTACCTCGTCAGCGTTGACCCGGTCCTCGACCGGCAGGTGAGGGATCACCAGGCTGCGTGCCGAACGCTTGCTGGTCTGATTCTTCTTGCCGTCCGCGCCGCGGGGCTTGTTCTCGACCAGATAGATGATGCCGTCCTTCTCTTCGATCATGACCGAAGTGGTGGACACGCCCTGCTCCTGGAAGAGCGGCACGCCGCTGGAGTCCTTGAGGCTCATGACCTGACCGGGGATGTAAGGGACTTTGTTAATGGCGTCGGTCAGGCTTACAACCGAAAACGCATCGCTTCCAAAAATATCAAGTGCTCCCATTGTTCTGTACCTCCGTTGAAAAGGGTTGTCTGATCAGGATCAGGTTCGGACCAGCAGGCCGAGGGCTTTCAGCTGGGCGATGGCTATAAGCTTCTCGCCGGCGGTGATATCGCTCGGCCAGGTCAGCTCGTTGCCATTGAGCTCGGCATCACGAACCACGATCACCCCGGCGACATCAGCGGAGGTGGCGTCGTAATTGCCGTAGGCGACCCCTGCGGCCACTTCAGAACCGGTGACGCCGTCCTGATCGTAGGCGACATACTTGCCGGAGCCGGCGGCGACGGTGATGACAATCTGGTCACCGGCAATAAAGTCGTTTTCTCCGTCGGCCAGGGTGAAGGCAAGCCCGCCACCGCTGAAGGCGGCAGCAACCGCACCGGCGCCAACATTGATACCGTCGGGATCTTCAACAATGAAGTCGCCGACGTTCGTGCCCGGCTCGATAATGGTCAGGCGGTAATCGCCGACCTTGGCGCCGGCGCTGACGGTGATTTCCCCCATCGCGCCGTCGCCGGTGCCAATCACTGCGCCAGCGGTTGCCGCGCCCTTGGTATCCAGGCCGAGCACTTGCCCGGCAACAACATTTTCTCCGGAGAGGATGGTGCCCTCATCTCGCGAGCGGGTTCCGTTCGCTTCGCTGTCGATAAATTCTCCGGGGTATTTCCCTTCAGTTAATGCGGTCATGATGTCCTCCGTAGTGGTTTAAAAACTGTTTGACAAACTGTTATTTGCAAGCCGTTACCTTCCGGACATCGCCTTCTGGCGGTTGGCATAAATGGCATTGGTATCAATGCCGGTTTTTGCGGGACCGCCTGCGCCGACAACCGGACCGGCCCCTTTCGAAGACGCCGCGGTAATTGCGGCCAGCATCTGCTCCCGGGTTTGACTGCCGGAGGCCGACAGGCCGAGAGCAGCAACCTGCTCGCCATCGAGGTTGGCGGCGACAATGGTCTGCAGCTTCTTGCCGGTATCCTCACCAACAGCGGCAGTGACCACGCCCATGACGCGGGTGGTTTCAGCGGTGACCGCCTCGCTGCGGGCCGTATCGGCAGCGACCTGGGTGATCATGCCTTTGCGGGCCTCGGTTTCGATCTGGGCGACCAGGTCGGGATTTTCTTCTCTGAGTTGTTCAATAGTCATGGTTTTAATCTCCTTTTTCTGAGCTCTGGACGGATGGGATGCCGATGCGGCAATAATTTTAGTGCTATTGCCCTTGCGGGCGTTTGTAATCGCGAGATCCACGGCAGAGACTTCGTCGGCGAGTTTGGCTTTAACCGCCTTTTTGCCCTCAAAGACCCCGGCTTCGGTATCAACCACCTGCTGCACCGAAATGCCGCGATGCTTGGCAACCGTCTCAGTAAACAACAGGTAGGCGTCATCGACCATCAACTGCAGGCCGTGCTCAGCTTCTGCGCTTAACGGCAGATGCTGGGAGTAGTCGGCCTTGCGGGCCCCGGCATAAACATGCTTGACCGTAATGCCGTTTTCTTCTTCCCACTTTGAAAACTCGGTGTGCGTGGCGATTACGCCGATACTGCCGACGCCGCCAGTGCGGGGAACGACGATTTTTGAGGCGGCACTGGCCAGCAGATAGGCGGCCGAAAACGCCTGCTCGTTGACCACTGCGGTGATCGGTTTGATGCTGCGGCACGAAAAGATGTAATCGGCCAGATCAAACGCGCCGTTGACTTCCCCGCCGGGAGAATCGATATCGAGTACGATCCCTTGCACCTGGTCATCGGCGAGGGCCATATCGAAGGCATGACGGATATCGGCATAGGTGGTCGGACCACCGCTGGGAAACTCCATATCCATCACCCGGTGCATTAACGGACCATAGATGCCGATAATACCGACACCGTTGCGGGCGCTATAACCGGCACGGCGGCGATCGTTGTCGCTGATCTCGATTATCTCGGCCGGTGGCGTCGAAACGCTCTCCATGAGCTGGCCACTGACAATGCCGAGTTCGGCACGCTGGCTGAAGACATGCAGAATGGTGTTGAGCTTCGGCTCCGATATCATTAACGGGCGGTTGAAAATCCGCTCGGCTATACGCATATGCCTCATTCGACAGTCTCCTCGTCCGTGGTCTCTGCATCGCTCAGTGCGTAGGTCATCACCGGGTTCTTGGCGTCGGGAACGCTTGGTGGAGCGGCATCCAGGCCGTTTGCTTCCAGGAACTTTTTCTCACGAGCACGCTGGCGCACCTGCGCTTCCCAGTCCTTGCCCTTGGCCGCGCAGATATCGGCCAGCGTGGTGGTGCCGGTGTTGAGGCCCATGACGTTGGCAGCCATGTCTTTCACCGGATCGATGTTGGTGCGTTCCGGGCCGATCCAGGTGGCGGCACAATACTCGGCACGATACGCGTAGAAATCCGGAGCACCGGCGGGCAGCTGGATGCGGCCGGTGAGCACGGCTTCTTCGAAAAACATCTCCCAGACCTGCTGACAGTAGTGGTTGACCAGCCAATCCTGATACAGATCGAAAACCCGCCAGGCTTCCTGAAGAGCGGCGCGGGCGCTGCTGTAGTTGGTTTTTGAAAAATCCTTGGCGATGATCTCGTAAGGCATGCCGGTCGCGGCACCGAAAGCCCGCAGCGCGGTTTCCACGAAGATCTGAAAACTGTTGGTGGGCCGCTCGCCTTTAAGGATGTGCGGCTTCTCGCCGGTGTTGCCATAAAGGATCTGCCCGGGCGGGGTGTCTTGATGATGGGAGGTGGTGCCGTCGGTATTTTTAACCGCCTGCACACCCGGCATACCGGTGGCATCAAACGCGCTGCTTTTTTCGATAAAGACCGGAAAGCTGGCGGCGATGATCGCGCCGAGCAGCTCGTAGTCCATGTAGTCGGCAAAGTTGCGGAAAAACGAAAGCGCCGGGGCCAACACCGAAACGCCGCGCACCTGCTCCGGGGTCTTTTTGTGGAAGCGGTGCATCACCACATGCCGATGGCCGCGCTTGGGCGGCTGCTCTTCGAAATGGGTGGTGAACATGCTGTGCGCCATCTGGCCGTCGGGCGGGTTGGCGATGAAATAGCCGACCGGTTGGCCCAGCTCACCGAGGCGCACGCCATCGCGGACGTTGGCCGAATGGGATTGATCGGACGGGGTGCGCATGCGCGACGGATCAAGGGCCTGCAGCGCCAGGCGGTAGCGACGCGCGGGATCATCGATCATCAGGGGCAGGTTGAGGAACTCACCGTTCACCAGCATCGACCAGAGGTTCTGGTACTGGATGCCGTAAAAATCGGCAACCCCGGAGGCATCGGCCTCGCGGTTGAATTGTTCAAACTCCCACTCGGCCTGCTCGGAGATTTCAGTAGCTTGCTCTTCGGAGATCCCCAGGCGCTTAAAGTTCGGTTTGCTTTGCGGCCACAAGCCCGGGCCGACCGCGTTGACGCTGATTGCCTCAACCAGGCTGCAGGCGTGGGGATCGTTGGCTACCAGGTCGTTGGTGCGGTTGATCAACACCTCGCGCTGACGGCCTTCTTCCGGATAATTGATCCGGCGCGGTGACCAGTTGGTCATCGATCCGGTAAACCGGCCGCCGGTACGCGAAATGCTGGGGGCACGGCCACCACGGATAGCAGCCGCGGTGATTTTGGCATCACGTTTTATCTGGCGGATTTCTGCGAATTTGGAAGGACTAGCCACGCGGAACCCTCCCCTGGATAATTTGAGGGCCGTGGCCGATCTCCAGGCTGACACGTTGCTGCTGCAGCCATTCCAGATGCTTTTGCAGCTCATCGACCCGATTGCGTTGTATCTGCCGGCTGGATCCACCGAGACCGACCTGGTAGGACAAAACTTTTCTGGCCGCGGCCAGATCGGTTTTCGCCTGGGCGATTTCGCTATCGAGTTCTGCTGCGGTGTATAGAGGGGTGACAGTCATGCTGCCGATTTTGCGGGTATGCGAGGGAAAAGTCTTGCGCGTGGTGCCGCTTATGCGCGTGGTGCGCGTGGTGCGCGTATTTTTTTGAGGAGGGGGTCGCTAATTGCCGTTTTTTAATTACCGATCAAGCTGAAACGCAACAGCTGGCTTGCAGGCGGCGATGTGGATATCGAACTCGTTGCGGATGTTTGAGGTTGACAGGGGTAAAATAAGGGCACGGCTGGCCGTGCCCTTGCGATCAGTTCGCCAGCTTTGCTCCGGCGGCTTCGAGCATTTTTTCCATGCCTTCGCTGTGCTCATCGCGCCCCTTCCAGAAGCGCATGACAACATCGAGCATGGCGCAACGCTCGGCGTGGGTCATGGCGCGGACCTGTTCGGCAAAGGCGTCCGCGTCGAGTTCCCATTTTTCCGCCAGGCCGTCGAGTTTGCCGGATTCGGCGATATCGGCCCAGAGGTAGTCACCGGTGTTGTCCTCGAAGAAGGTGCCGTTGAGCATGTCGCAGAGGAACGACCACTGGCCGGTGGTTAAGGCCGGGCAGGCTTCGCTGGTGATGCGGCCGTAGTGGCTGATCACCGAGTTGACCCGGCCGGAGAGGTTTTCGGATGGGCCGATGATTTGCATAGATTTTTCTGTGAGATACAACGTTAAACGCTTGGCTTTTGACATGGTTTTCTCCTTAAAGCTTGGGGCCGGTTGTCCGGCCCCTGGGTGATTGGCTATTAGTTCACATTCTCTTCGATCCATTCGTCGGCGTCGGCCTGGCTGATTTCTTCGCGCTTGAGCAGCTCGTTGATATGCGTGCGGGTGAGGGTTTCCGGGCTGTATTCAAAATCAATTTTTGCCTGCTCAATCAGGGCGTCTTCGATGCCATCGACGTATTGATTTGCTTCAACACCGAACTCACAGTCGGCAACCGCCTCGTCGATCGGCTGGTCGGCCCAATGATCTTTGAGCTTGCAGCTGTTAAACAGCCAGTCAGAGGCGTTCCAAACTTCGGTAAACTCAAGAGTTCTGTCGATGATTAGCCGTGCGTCTTCGCTGGCTGCAGCGGCGTCGTCATTGTAGTGGCCTACATGATTGTTGCCGTCCCAGTGCTCGTCAAAGCCATCCAGGATGCGCTGGCATGTCTCCAGAAAACCCTGGTTTGCGAACAGTTCGCGAATCGAAGCGCCGGACGTCTCTGCGGAAACATCCCAGCGCACGGCCAGCCCGTGCCAGTAGTAAAAAGGCACAGCATTGCCGATTTCGCCGCTGTAATCGGCCATCAGCTCGCCGTTGCGGCAGTCGAGCTCTATATAGGCAGGTTGCGGGTTGAACTGGCCCGAGTATTTTTGGTAGAGGGGGGCTTTTCCTTCGAGACGGTCGAGGTTGCTGGTAATGGCGTTGATGGTCATGGCGGGTCTCCTTTCGCTCTCTCCCGTGAGGGACGGCGTGATCAGGTGGGGCTTGATTGCCCCTTGTTGATTGTAATCATATCATACCTGTGTATGATTACAAGGGGAAAACGGTAAAAAATGTGCTTTTTTTGAAAAATAACCGCCCGGCTTGACTGGCCGGGCGGGTGCGGGTCAGGCGGCGTTGAGGTAGGGCAGCAGGTCCTGCTTGGTGTGTTCTTTGTTTGTATGAATTCTGTAATCATTTCGCGTGGTTACGCTACACTATTTTGCCATTTCTAATAAACCCATGCCAGTTTCCGCTGGCGCTGGCGTCAATGCTTGGCGTGACGGTCATGGTTGCAAAGTCGTTGCCGTTAAAACGCCACGCCATTTCAGCTCTGGTCATGACTACGGCTTTTCCTTTGTATTGCGGGTTTTGCTTGTAGATCAGTTCGTATTGCTCCTTGATAGGCATTGGCACCTTCTTGCGTGTGATCAAGTCGCCATGCCCTGCAGGGCTTCTAAAAATAAATACGTCTGGTGATAACCATGCCGGCTCAAGATCTATCAGTTTCACTGTCGCCTCAGATAGGCCGCCGGCTAGCTCGCAACCGGCGCGGCAAGCGCAACAGCTATTCTTTCGTACAAGTTAAGCAGGCGCTTGTGCTCCTCCGCCAGCCATGTGTCCGGCCGCAACTGCTCGAGACTTTGCTTGGTGTCCCTGAGCCTCATACTGTTTTCCCGTTGCATCTCTGCGACGGTCTGTCCGTATAGATCAATCATGTGTGTCTCCCTGTTAAATGGTGGTATGCCTTGCTAAATAAGCGGTTCGCCGGTGTAGTCACACCACACTCGCCTTGCTCTTGCCCACGCGCCCATCATCTGTTTGACAGTATGCGTTTGCGGTTGGGCATAAAATCCCTTTGCGGCTATGTCAAAGATAGCCGCGCCAACCCTCATGTCGTGGTCTTCTGATAGTCCGTCTGCGTCGGCGCGTTCTATCATTTGTGTCGATAGGTTTGTGTCCACATCATCCTCCCGTTATGCCGCAACTGCTGCAATAGTTGTTTGTGCCTCTCTGCCTATCATGGTGCCGAGATGATTCCCGGCAATGCCGACATATCTCGCATGCGGGACGGCCTCACCAAGCCATCCCCAGGACTGCTCAGGATCATCGTGGCCAGGGCAGACTTCATCGTCTTTGCCTTGCAGGACCGTCACCGGACATTGAATCGCTGAGAGGTCAATATGCTTGCCGTCAACGTGCAGGTTGTTGGTGGCGATATTGTTGCCGAGAAAATTGCGGATCATCTCCAGGTAAATTCCTCGGCCAATCACGCCCTTGCCGTCATCATAATCCTCATGACTGCCGGCCGGTTGGTTGTACCACTGCGTTAAACCATCATAATCACGATCCCGTTCACGGCGTTCCCAGAGTGGCGCGTTCGTGGATCTCCAGCCATTGACCAGGTGGAGGCACGGCATGTTACCCCTCGCCCACGGGTGCTTGAAACGTAGATAGCCGAGTAACGCATGATAATGCATTACATTGACCGGCCACTTGATGGCCCGATCCAGAATCGATCCCGACGGCGATGTGTTGTTCGGTGAGGCGATCGTGATCAACCTGCTCACCTTGTCCGGGTGTATCGCCGCTGTGAGCAGGGACACAGGGCCGCCTTGACACATACCCCACAAGCTGACCGGGCCGGAAGGGTTGGCGATCGTCAAAGCCAGGTTGATGTTCTCGATCCACCATTCATACCCTCGATCATCGTCGTCGGGATGGCAGCCGAGAGGTTCAACCTCCCAGACCGGCTTATCTGTTTTGCAGAGCGTCTCGACAATGGAATGACGTCCGGTGCCGCCAGCAATACGGGCATGTCCCGCAAATGGGTTAAGAATGACTGCAGGAGTGCCTGTCCCTTGCTGGTGACAGTAAAGGCGCATGAAGCGATTTTGCAAAACGAGATGGCCTTTGTTCAAATTGTTTCCTCCTTATGCCCGTACCAGTGTTCACGGCAGGTCAGGCGATACCCCTGCGGCGTACGGAAACCCCACTCGACAGGACGATCACAGCCGGGTTCGTCGCAGACGTGAGACGTTATTGGAGCAACCACCGGATCATCCACACCAACAACCCCATGCCGCCAAAGTAACCTGTCCAGAAAAGCAAAAACGGCCAGTTCATCTCACTCCTCCATTTCCTCAATCTCCACCGTCAGATCCTCGACGTTGGCGATTTCGTTGCAGGCGCTGGCCATGGCGCTATCGATGATGGCCTTGACTTCGGACTGCCGTTCCGTCATATTTTTCCTTCCCGCGGCGAACTAGGTTGGGGAAGGGTGCCAGCAGGCGGACGCTGATCGTTTCCAACCCTGACAAATGAATATCTCCGCGTCACACTCGTATCTGTTTCGCCAAGGCGCGTCCAGGGTTCGTCTGCTCCGAGATATATCGGCGGCTCTTTGATGCAACGAACTTCAATGAGGTCGCGGCAATCGTTGAATGCCAGAATTTCATGCTCATCGTTTCCGTCTCGACTGACGATGTCGCCCACCTGCCAAAGCTCCACAGGTAGCTCCTCCGCGCACAGCATAGGCTTAATTTTCCCTTCCCGCGGCGGCGTCGCCCACCTGGCCCGGTCGATCTGATCGACCATAGCAACCAGGGCAGCGGTATCAAACGCGATCTTGCCGCGGGCCATCAAATCAACCTTGGCGTTAAACTCCACAATCAAAGGGGTTTTCCCTGCCTTGATCGGATCGATCAGGTGTTTTGGTATATGGACACGCTTTTGAATTAACGCCAGGCGTTGATGGCTGCTCATGTTGCGATAAGGCATGAAGTTCGGTCGGCAATAAGCTTTTTGCATATTCTCCTCCTGGTGGTTTGAGCCAATATGTTCACTCACGCTGCTACCTCTTTGACTTTCTCGATTACGTTGGCCCGCACCAGAGCCTCGGCGATCGGCGGGCAGACGCTGTTGCCGCACAGGCGCACCTGGGCGGTTTTGGTGATCGGCGTGCCGTCGGCCCGGCGGTCTATGATGTAATCATCCGGGAAGCCCTGGGCGCGGAATAACTCACGCGGGCTGAGCATGCGCATGCCGATATCGGCAATCTGGTATTCGATCCCCTTGACAGTGACCAAACCGAAGCGGTCCCGGGTGGTGATGGTGTGCAAGGGCTCTGTCAGGTTCGGGTCCTGATCCGTGCCGTAATATTTAAGCAGGAAGGCGCGGACTTCGCCGACGTGCAACCCGCCGGCCGTAACGGTAGGCATCGGCGCAGTTGTCGCCTGGCCGTCCTTGCAGGTGCCGCGCAGCTTGACCAGGTGCGAGGTAACCAGAGCATCCTTGGCTTTGCCGGTGATCGTACATGCCGGCTTGGCTGGATCCGCATCCCAACTTTTGCCAAAGTTTCGCACCAGGCTGGCGGCGACCAGACCGGTCTTGCCCATGCCGCCGGGCAGGATGGTTGGCGTAGGGGCTTTCACTGACCCGCCGACGCTCTGGCCAAAATGCCGCACCAGGCTGGCCGCAACCAGGGAATGATGATCGATGGTGGTGGCCGTACCGAGCGGGTCCTGCAGATCAGAGCCGACCACGCCGGTGTAATGCTTGGCGAGGAACGTGGAAACCAGGGCGAAGTGTCCGCCCTTGACGGCGGCGCAGACGGTGCGCAACGGCTCTTCGGCCGACATACTGCGTGGGCTGGAGGCATTGGCGTGTTCGGTGACAAATGGCGTCACCAGCGCAAACCGGTTTTCCGTAGTCTGTGTGCGCAGTGGTTCGCTCATTTTTTGGCCGCGGCCTTTGTCGTTTTGTTTCTCGCCATAGTAGGAGACGATAAACGGATCCGGGTTATCCACCACGTAGCGCATGATGCCCTTGGCGATCCGGCGCAGGGTGGCCTCGGCCAGCGGTTTCTTACGCTCGAAAATACTCGGGCAGGGAAGAGACCAGTCGATGCACTCGGCGGCGGTGCGAAACGGCTTGAGTTTCCCAGATTTCACGCCCGGGCTTTGCGGATCGCCGTGGGTCGCTTGCGGCCAGACGATCGGCTCGCCGTCGCAACGGGCGATGATGAACAGGCGCTTGCGGATCGTTGGGGCCCCATAGTCGCAGGCGCGCAACTCGCGGTGCTCTATGCTGTAGCCCATCGCCTGCAGTTGTGACTTCCAGCGGGTAAAGGTTTTGCCTTTACGCAACGGGCAGGGCCGGTTGTCCTTGCCCAGCGGGCCCCACGTTTTGAACTCTTCGACGTTTTCCAGCATGATCACGGCGGGCCGGACCGCTGCGGCCCAGCGCAGCACGACCCACGCCAGGCCGCGCACTTCCTTTTTTACCGGGCGGCCACCTTTGGCTTTGGAAAAATGGGTGCAGTCCGGAGAGAACCACGCCAGCCTCACCGGACGACCCGCGCACAGTTTGGCCGGGTCGACATCCCACACCGATTCACACAGGTGCCGGGTGTGCGGATGATTGATTGTGTGCAGCTCGACCGCGTCCAGGTCGTGATTGATAGCGACATCGACCTGCCTGCCCAGGGCGGCCTCGATGCCGGTCGATGCGCCGCCACCGCCGGCGAAGTTGTCGACTACCAGGTCGTGCAGGCCGAGAGGGATCTGGGTGGTGGTGCGGTAGGCGGTCATAATGACAAATCCCATGGATTATATTTCTGAAACATTTTCGGGTATAAAATACCGGCCTTGCTCATAAGCAAACGGCGGCATTGGATGCAGGTAACTTTCGCCTTATCGTCTGTAACCCAAACGTCACCCTTGCCAGCCTCTTCAACCGGTGCATAAAACCCTTTGCGACCGCAGATAGTGTCTCTTCGGCCTGGTTTGAAATCGGCGTTCCTATTAAGATGAACTTTTGCCATTACTAAAACTCCTTTTTGCCCGTTGCTTTTTTGAGGGCTTTTTCTGCCTCATCCAAAACATCGGAGACAAACTGATCGCCATCCTCGTTTATCCGTTTAACAAGGCGATCAAGCGCCGCGTACATCTCCGGAGCAGCGGCGATCAGGAGGGCGTTTGCCTGCTCAGGATCGGACCTGTGTGACACGCTGCAGATGTGGGGGTATGTGTCGCCACACGCTCTCATGCCCCGCTTTTTTTCAACCGCTTCAATGTTGGCCACGCTCGCTGATTTACTTCCGCGGACCTCCCAAGGGCCGGGGGTGAATTTGCAGGGGGTGGCAACAATCGCTGGAAGCACAGGCATCACATAAGTGACAATAATTGCACGCGCTTTATCCGGGTCGGTACGCCCTTTCCTGTCTCCGTTTGAATGATCGTGCATCACCCAGGAGATCACCGCGTCAATCGCGCCTGCATCCAGAAACCATTTAGCGAGAAGTTCCCAATCGGTGAAACTATCGTCCCAAAGGTAGACATAGGCCTCCCATACCTCTGGCCCGCCGGGCACTGTTTTTATAAAATCCAGGGCGGCACACTCGCCGAGTGCTTTTCCCTCGACAGGGCACCCTCCGCCGGTCAATTTTTCGTTAATTGTTTCGAGTATCGTGTTCATTGCATCCTCCTGATATCTTCATAATCACAAGCCAAATCCGACGGGTTTGAACAGAACATGAATCCGGTCGGCTTAACTCTTACCATTCTGTGTTTGCAATGCGGGCACTGCTCGTCGGTCAATTCGTGTACACATTCACCATTTCCACAGCTTAAAACGTTACAGCGCCATGGCTTGGCCATCCACCTGTTGTCATACTGCTGAAGCCCCCAAGCGATGGCATAGCAGCACCACAGAAATCTATGGGTGTACTCGGTAACGCTCACTTCCCAGAAATCCTTAAAACTGAACCTCAGGAAGTCATTGACTTGAAAGCTGAATTCGTTGGCGGCGACCTGCTTCCGATAGCCGCCACTGTCGGCCTCCGCTTTAATGACCTCGCTCACGACAGCATTCCACAGCTCGCGGCGTTCTTCCTTGCTCGTCCAGCTGGCGCTATCTCTGACCCAAGCGATGAGATATTCCATAATTTCCCGATTAAACTTTTTCTCGCTGAACTCCTTAACCCCGCCGTTCTTGTCGACGGCGACCAGCTTTTCCGCCCAATATCCACGGTTGATGAACAGGGCTTGCTCCTCTGTCGACTGTCTGTCTGTCCGGAAGAACTCGAACATGTCGTGGAGGCGGGTGAAAACATAGGTGCCCATATCCCCGGCATAGCAGAGGTGGCCAGGCCAGGTGATCAGGTTGAAGCTCATGCAATAAGTGTCAGGCATACCGAAACGGATGTGACGATAAACGCCGTCGTCACGGATGATTTGCATCTGGTGATTTTTGACATCCTTAAGGAATTGTTTTTCTGTTAGCTCATTCATTTTCCTTCCCCCCAGATAAGATCGTCGTGAGTGCGGCCATCGAGCAGGCGGCCGGCTTTCTTTTTGCCGACGCGCTGCAATCCATGTGAGTGGAGTTCGTATTTTCCACAACGAGAGGCTTCCCATGGTGCCCATTCTCCCCACTGCTTAAAAAAGAACGGCACACTGGCGGCTTCACACTGATCGCGGACGCTGCGAACCCAATCCGGGTTCATTGGGCGGGCGTTCTTGCCGGACTCGCCACCGAGGAGGACTTGGTGGAAGGTGTTTCTTCCTCGCTGGCTGACTATATTGTTATTCATATCCGTCCATAAAAACGGTCGCAAGTCCACCTGCCCCAGCATCGGCTCTATCGACAGAAACCGCTTGCCCGGCACTTGCAGTAAGTACGGAATACGCTCGTCGGCCGTAGCCTGATTCTCGACGGTGACGCCGTGCCAAATAAAAGAAAGTCCGGTTCCCATAGGAAAAAGAGTTTTAGTGTATTTAGCCATTCGCTCCGAGCGTTTAGTGAGAATTAAAAATATGTGTTGTGAGCATGACGCCATCACCGCATAAGCACGGTCGCGGAAAGCATCTGTCACATCTTCATGATAAAGGTCGTTCCAGATCGCCCATACGGTTGGCTTCTTTGTGCGCAGCGGCAGGTCAAGGTTATCCTCGCGGCAGACAATATTTCCGGCAAAGCCACCCTGCAGATGACCGGAATAGGAAATAACATCCGTAGCCCTATCAGAGATTTTACTGTTAGGGTGATTGCAACGCATTTTTGTTTCAGCCTCACTCCAGCAGCTATCACAACCCGGCGAGACCTTGGTGCAGCCTTCCACCAACTTCCAGGCGCGGTCCCAAAAGAGCCCTTTAGCCCGACGCTTATCCATAATTTTTTCCCTCTCGATCGCGTGCAGTTCGTTATCCATCATGCGCCTCCATCTGCACAGGCTGGAGCGGCGTAATTCAGTTCGGCGGTGCGCGTTTCTCTGCGCAGACGCTCCAGCTCGGTTTTGGGAATCCGCAAACCGCGAGAGCCAACACGGTAGGAGTCAATGCCGCCATTCTCCGGGCCCTGGTCGCACATGTTCTGCGTGGTGCGGATCGAGCAACCGTAGAGCCTGGAGAACTCTTCGGTGGTGTAAACAGAATCAAACCTGGTCTTCTTTGCCTTCGCACCTGTGATCATCCTCTTCCTCCCCGATTATTAAACCAGGCTGGCTTGCCGCCTGATGCTAGATGGTGTTTCTGTTGATGTTCTTCTTTTGGCTGATCCTCTTCGCGCACCATCTCGTTAAACTTTAGAAAATAAGCCATAGCGATGCTCATCTGGCCGACGTCCCACATGTGATTGGCTTTTCCTTCGGGGCATTGCCAGAGGCCGCGATCATCGCGATATTCGACACAGAACTGCTTGGCGTAGGGCAGGTTGCCGTTTTGCAGTTTGACGCCGGGATCGCGCTGCATGAGGTTGAGCTGCTCGCGGTCGTAACCGGAGTGCAGCACCCAGGCGCCGGGATCGGTGGCGTCGACCTTGAGTTTGTTGTGCAGCAGGTCTTTGTGGTAGTGGGTGTCGAGCGAGTAACGGTTGAGTCCGCCGGGGATCGGCTTGCCGTTGGGATAAACCTCGGTGCGGCTGATAGAGACCGGGCGCACTTTGCGGGTTCTGGCTCCCATGGCCGGGAACGCCCCGCGGCCTTTGCACCAGGCGTAGACTTCGGCGGTGCGGTGGCCGAGGGCGTCGATCATGGCGTAGGCAATCTTGTATTCGCGATCCTGGTTGTCGAAATACCGTTCTTCGTCAATAAGATAATCGAGGGCGGAGAAGTCGGCGGTGTGGGCTGATGGCACAAAGCCGTACTTGACTTGCCAGCTCTTGAGGTCTGATCCGAAGCGCCAACCGCGGACTTCGTACCAGAAACCCTTGTCCTGGGTGTCGGCAACCAGGGTAAGGATGTCGCTTTCGGGGTGGACCTGCCCGGCGGGGCGATCATCACACAGGCGCAGAATAGCGTCTTCCTGGCGGTCTTTTTGTTCTTCGACGTAGTCGATGGCTTTGATGCCGTGGGCCAGATCGATCTTGGCGGAGCCGTCGCCGGCCCTGCCTTTGAGGATGGTGGTGGCAATTTCGGCCAGGGAGACATCAGGCAGCGGAAAGGCGGAGAGGATAAAACCGACATCGACAGGTTTTTTGACCTCTTCACCTTTGATGCACTTCCAGGCGTCGGCATCGTCCATGATGCTGTTGTAGGCGTGCTCGCGGTCGGCTTCGGTGAGCAGCTCGCCGCACTGGTCGCAGGCGTACTCAACACAGCCTGGGTCGGCTTTGATGCTTTCGACAGTGGCCCCTTCCGGGATGATGACCTGTTCTTCGGTCATGCCCATGAGCTCGCTGCAATGGGGGCAGCGCATGGTGCCTTCCCAGACCTGAACGCAGGCCATCGTGCCCTTATGGAGCCACTTGCCGGCAGGGGTGCCGCCGAAGAAGTTTTTGGCAAAGCGCTCTGTGCGGCCGCGCTTGCGGATACGATCCAGCGGCGAGGCTTCTTTGCCGACCATCTCCATTTTGTCAACCTCGTCGCTGAAGGTGTAGCGGGCGCTGAAAACTGCGGTTGAGGTTGTGGAGCCTGACCACGCGGGGATGATTGACATGCCGTTGGTTAAGGTGACACCGCCGAGGGTGGTGTCGTTGGCACGCGGGCTTAAGTGTTGTGCGAGGCGCGGCGAGCCCTTAATCATGGCGACCAGCTTTTTCTCCATGATCTTGTCGGAGGCCTTTTCGTTTGGCATCTGGTAGAAGATATTGCCGGGGGCCTGATCGATGACCCAGGCGATGCAGCTGAGTTTGGTGTTGGTTTTACTGCCCTGATCGACACCACAGAACCAGACTTCGCGCACCCATGGCATGGCCCAGGTGTCCATGACCTTGGTGGCATGACGGGCGAACTCGCGGCGATAGGGGCCGGTGTGCGTGTCGGCAGCGGGCATCTGGCGATACTTGACCGAGAGCTCGCTGGGCGCCATGCGCTTTGCACGACGGCAACGGCTGCGCACGGCAGGCGGGATGTTTAGTTCGACCTGACGCCCGGCAACGGCTTTGCGCCAGGATGATGGCATCCATGGGCGCAGCGGCAGGCGCAGCGGGGCGGTTTCGATCAGGTCAATCTGTTCGGCGGCATTACTCGCTTGCATCCTCGGTTTCCTCTATCTGCTTGCGGGTTGCTTCATTCATGGTGGGGCTGTATTCGATCCCGTCGTAATCGTCGGCAAGGTTGGCGTAAGATCCTTTGCCGTCTTCTTCGTCCTCCTCGAAGGTGACCATGCGGGTTGACTCTTTAACGGCTTCGGCCATGGCGGTGGCGATCATCGCTTCGAGGCCATGGGAGAATTCGGCGGCACGGTTGATGTTGCCGCCGGCCAGGTAGATCAACTCGGAGAGCTTGATGGTTTTCTGTTGATCAAGCATTTCGTAAACCAACCCGGCGAAAGTGGCGAGCTGGATCTCGTGATCGACCTTCTCCATCCAGCGGTCGTCTTCTTTGCGGTTTTTGCGTTCAGCGGCTTCAACGGTGGCGCGTTTTTCGCGCATGTCGAGTTCGCGCATTTCGTCTGTGTAGCTTTTGTCGGCCAGAGATTGCCCGGTTTCCGGTTTGATATCGCACTTCTCGCGGATGTAGGCGAGCAGGCCTGCAAGGGCGACGGTTTTGTCTGGTGCGACCAGTTGGTACTTTTCGCAGTCTTCATAAAACTGCGAGTTGCTGACCGGGTAGCCACCGGCCTTGATGAAAAGGGCGTAGGCCTGGGCGCGGTTTTTGTAGGATTGTTGGTATAGTTGGTCGCTCATCCAAAAAGACTCCGGGTTTCAGTAACCGGATGAATACCCAACACCGTGGCATCGGGCACGACCCGTTTGAACATCAGCGCGAAAACGGCTTCTTCTTTGTGTTCCTTGAGAATGGCCATCTCGGCATAATCGAAAAAGATGTGATCCGGGTAGCGCTCAAGCAATACAGCCCGATCGGCGCGAGACTCGGCGATGATCAACGGCGTGCCGTCTTTTGATTCGGCTTCGGTGTAGCTTCCGTTGAGGCCGGGACGCGCAGAGTCAACACCTTCGCCCTTGACTGGTGGCTTTGGCGGTGCGGTTGGTTTTGGTACCGATATCGGTTTCGATGGCTTGATCAGGCACGCGGGTGGCAGGCCTGCGGTGATCCAGGCGCGGATGTCGCCATTAAAGTCTTGAAAGAACTCGCCGGGATCCTTGCCTTCTGGGACCGGCCAGCGCTCTGCCCGGGGAAATTGCTGGAACCACCACTTGGCGGCCTGACCTCCGGGGTTTTCGTGTTTGCCGGTGCGCTCGTTTTCGCGCGGTTCGAAATCGAGGGCGACCAGAATGACGAGGGCTTGCTGCAGCAGTGGCCAGGTGGATTGCTTTGGTTTGGCGGTGGCGCTGACCATGGGCATGGCTCCAACCAGATCGCCAGCGAGCCAATCGATCAACAGCGCATCGAGATCGGATTCAACGGCGACGATGGCGCGGGCTTCTGGATTAAGGATGATCTTGTCATCACCGGAGCCTTGCACTTCGAGATAGCCGGGGCCGTTGGGCTTGCGATCTTCAACCGGGATCCGGATGCGCAGGCGGTGAGGCCGCTCGTCAACAAAAGAGGGGATCAACAGCCCGCGGTTGATCTTGAGCCGCTTCGGTTTAGCGTTGTTATCCCAGAATTCTTCGGGCAGACCCCAGGCGGTGCGCGGACGGAAGAAGTCTTTATCGAGCCAGCCGAGTTTGTACTTTTCTACCGCTTGCCGGGGCAGTCCACGCTTGGCGAGATAGGCGAGCTGCTCGGGGCACTCAAGGAGTGCGGCGTGGGCGAAGTCGATCAGTTTGCCGGCTTTCTCTTGCCACAGCTCTTGGGCCGGGCGGGCTTCGGATGGATTGAACTGAGGCGCTGCGGGCTTGTTGCCGGTGGCTGGTTTGAGCGGTTGTTTTGATCTGGTGACCTGTTCACTACCCTGGGGGCATTTACCCAGCGCGGGGCAATCGGTGGACGTGCACTTACGGCCGAGAGTGGCGTGAGCCTCACTGCACTTCATGTTTTCGAAGGTGCGCAGGAAACCGATGCTGTCGCCGTGGCCACAGCTGCGGCAGAACCATTTGTCCTGATCTGGCTTGACGCTGAACCGATCAGTCTTCTCCGGGCCGGACTTGCCGGGACCGCAGGCCGGGCAGGGGCCGTGATACTCGTTGCCGACTTTGCGGAGCTGGACGCGGGCGATGGCGAGATCTAGGAGGTTCATGTCAAACGATTCCTTTTGTTTTGCCAGGGTTGGTTATAAGTAAATTCCACAGCAGGACGAAAGGATTACCGCAGGACGATTTTTTTTAGTAATCCTGCAGTTAACTTCCTGTTTATTCATCTCTTTTTCTTTCATCATGACTAAATGACCTTTTTCCTAAAAGTAGATATTGTTTAAAAATATTTTATTTGCTTGTTAGTTTTACGTGCGCGCGCACACGGGCGTACTTTGTGGACTTTCGTCCTGTTGTCCTGTTTCTCGATTTTCTCTTTTAAGTCTGGCTAGTTAAATGCAGGATTTGTTTAAAAAATAATCCTGCGGTAATCCTATGGTCATGGCCCGCACCCCAGAGAATGGCGTGCCAGAAAATAAAACAGTCATCTTGCGTCTGGATCGAAGCGCACGGTAAGGCCGAAGATACGGACGTTGCCGCCGACTTTGTCTTTCTTATAGCCTCGCTTGACGATGTCGGCACCGATCCGCTTGCGGCTTGGTGCGTAGTCGCCATGGTTGTCTTTGTGCCAGGTCTCGAAATCTTTGTAGAAGTCTTTGAGCAGAACGCTTTTGTAGGGGTCGTCTGGATGGCGATCGCATCGATGTTCGATAAATTGGCCGAGGACGTCTTCGTCTTCGCGAAGCTGGTCGATGTCGGCCTTGATTTTGTCGGGTGGGTTGAGCCCCTGTTGCTGATAGAGGATGCAGCCGCGCACGAGCCAGGCGAGTATGCCGGGGGCTTCTTTGGCGAGTCTGGCGGGCAGGCCTCGATCTTTCTGCCGGAAGAAGCCTTCGAGTGCCGGTTTTTTTCTGGTCTCTCCGTCGATATCGTCGACGTAGAGGAATGGGAACTTGATGTAGATCAGCCGCTGGAGCAGGGCGAAGTCTTTGGTGAGACCCAGGGGGATGCTGTTGGTGTGGATGAAGAGCTTCCATGTTTGGGCGATGTTGATTTCGTCGGACTGGTAGAGCGGCCGGGCTTTGATGGTGTCACCGCCGGTGAGTTGTTTGACGGCGGATCCTGAAATGCGTCGGTTCTCATCAGTCTCACTGCCGACGATCAGGCGCCGGCCATCGAGTGCGACAAGGTCGGCCGCGGCTCCGGAGCTGGACCTGGCGTTCTTCTGCTCGAGGATCAGCTCTGGTGAGATGACCCAGGCGAAGTCGCCAAGGATTTT